ATCGGCTGCGGCTGGGGCGCGCTGTACGTGACCACTGACAAGGAGCGCGGCGGATTTGCGTTCGAGTGGTGGCCGGTGGGCGGAGTGTTCGTGGCCAGCACGCGGGCCGATGGCGTCGTCGACACCGTGCTGCGCAAGTACAAGCTCACGGCAGAGCAGTGCGTTGTCACGTTCGGCGAGGACATGGTGAGCGACACCGTGCGCAAGCTGGCCGAGGACAAGCCGCTTGAGCTGGTGGAGATGCATTGGCTGATCTACCCGCGGCGCGATCGCAAGCCGGGCAGCCGGTTTGCGGCCAACCTGCCGATTGCGTCCTGCACTTGGGAGGTCGGCACCAAGAGACTGGTCCGCGAGAGCGGCTACCACGAGATGCCGGTGATCGTGCCGCGCTGGCAGCTGCTGCCCGAAAGCGCCTACGCCACCGGGCCGATGTTCGACGCGCTGCCTGACATCAAGCAGCTGAACGATCTGGTCTTCTCCGAGAACGCGGCGGTTGATCTGGCTGTGTCGGGCATGTGGATCGCCGAGGATGACGGCGTACTGAACCCGCGCACGGTCAAGGTCGGGCCGCGCAAGGTGATCGTGGCCAACTCGGTCGACAGCATGAAGCCGCTGCTCACGGGCAGCGACTTCAATGTGAGCTTCACCAAGAAGGCCGAGCTGCAGCAGGCAATCCGCCGCACGCTGATGGCCGACCAGCTGCAGCCGCCGAGCGACCCGCGCATGACCGCGACCGAATGGCTGGGCCGCATGGCGCTGCTGCGCCAGATGCTGGGGCCGCGCTTTGGCCGCCTGCAGGCCGAGTGGTTGCAGCCGATGGTGGCGCGTTGCTTTGGCCTGGCATTGCGCGAGGGTGCGCTGGGTCCGCTGCCGGAGGGCTTGCGCAACCGGGCCGCGTCGATCCAGTACATCAGCCCGCTGGCGCGCAGCCAGAAATTGGAGGAGGTTGGCGCGATGGACCGGTTCGAGGCCGACATTGCAGCCACCGCGCAACTGAAGCCGGAGATGGCCGACCTGTACGACTGGGATGAAGCCAAGCGCCTGAAGGCGCAGCTGCTGGGCGTGCCGGCCAAGCTGCTGAAGACCAGCCGCGACGTGCAGAAACAGCGCGACGCGCGGCAGGCCGCGCAGCAGGAACAGCAGGCGCAGGCCATGCAGCAGCAGGTGGCGACCTCGATGATGGATGCAACCGCGCAGCGCATGGCGCGCGCATAGGAGAGCAGCATGCAGTTCTATTCGTTGACGGGACAGACGACCACGTTTGTGGGTGACCCGGTTCGCCGGCTCGATCAGGTGGGCTTCAAGGCGGTGCTCAACGTGACCGCAGTGCCGGGTGTCGATACCGTGCAACTGGTGATCGAGGAAAACATCGGCCCGCCGTCTGCGCTGGGCGGTGGCGCGGGCGTTGCCGTGTGGCGGCAGATTGCGGCAGCCGTAGCCAGCGCGGCAGCGGGCGTGCAGGCGCTGACCGTGCACCCGGCCGTGACGCCGGTGGCGAACGTGGCCGTCAGCGACTTTCCGATGGATGGCATTCGCGTTCGCGTGATCCACAGCGGTGCCGGCGCGTTCACGTACACGCTGGCCACGGAAACCTGCACCTGATGCCGCAGGATCGCGCGACGCTGGAGCCGGCCGCGTATCTGCGCGTGTTCGAGCAGCACGCCGAGGGCGCGCAGGTGCTCGAAGACCTCGTGTCGCGGTTTGGCGGCAATCCCTACGTGCGCGGCGGCCTCGAAGGCGACCGCGAGACGTGCTACCGCGCGGGCGCGAACCGCGTGGTGAATTTCATCCTGGCCCGCATCAACGCGGCGCACGGGGTCCAATCAACCGACGAAGGTGACGATGATGCGAGGTGATCGGCATGCGCGAATGGATGCGGCAGGCGGCGAGGGCGCTGCGGCTGGCGGTGCTCCAGCAACGGCTGGCGCTGGTGGTGGCAGTGGCGGCGCTGCGCACGCCGCTGACGGGGCCGGCCAAGCCGGTCAGTCTGGGCAAGGTGGGGCGGTGGCAGGGGGCTTCCTTGCCACGGGCGCAGCAGCATCCGCTGGTTCGGCTGGCGCTGCGGTGGCGGGCGGCCAAGCTGGCGCAGCTGGCGCGGGAGGCGCAGCAGGCGCCGGCGCTCAACCGGGCGCAGCGGCGAGCCCTATTCCGGAGAAGTACCAAGTAAAGAAGGCCGACGGCTCGCTCGACATCGAGGCCAGCCTGGGCAAGTGGCAGCAGGGTCACCAGCACCTGGAAAAGAAGCTGGGCGCAGGCGAAGCACCGCCGGCCAGCCCCGAGGACTACAAGCCGACGCTGCCGGCCGGGCTCGATGCGCAGGCGCTGTCGGCGGACCCGCTGTATCAGTCGTTCCTCAAGGGTGCGCATGCCAAGGGCCTGACGAACGATCAGGTGAGCTACGTGCTGCAGGAGTTTGCGCAGCGCCAGGCGATGGCCGCGCCGAGCGCCGACAAGGCGGTGGCGGAGCTGCGCAATGTGTGGAAGACCGAGGCCGAGTTCAACAGCAACGCGCGCCATGCGTTCAAGGCGGTAAGCGAGTTTGGCGCGGATCTGTCCGACGCCGATCGCGCTGCGATCGACAGCAACCCGGCGATGCTGAAGTTTCTGGCCAAGGTGGGCGCCGCGCTGGCCGAGGACACCGCGCCGATCATGGCCGGCACGCCCGCGGCGCAGACCTGGGATGAGCAGGTGGCCGCGATCAAGGCGCATCCGGGCTTCATGGATCCCAAGCACCCCGAGCACAAGCAGCTGGTGGCCAAGCAGCAGGCGCTGTACGAACGCCGCTACGGCAAGGCGCCGCGAATGGCGCGCACGGTGACCGGCTGACGCCGATTCGATTTCTGCCTGAGAACCTTGCCCGGCCCTGTGCCGGGCTTTTTTATGCCCGCTGCAATCGGACGGGATTCCGTCAGGCCAGAGGCGTGACGATGCGCGCGATCGGCCTGCGGTGGCGCGCAGATACCCGAGGCAGCAAACGCCCCAAGCGCGCGCGGTAGCCGGCGCAGCGCCGCAGTGAACAGGCCCGCCCCGAGCGGACACCCTGACCAGGCGAACGACCCATTCACCTACTCAGGAGCTTCGCATGAGCCAGTTCATCACCGAAGCGTTTGCGCAACAGTTCGCAGACAACTTCAAGCACGTCGCTCAGCAGATGCCGTCGCGTCTGGAATCGGCCGTCATGGTCGAGCCCGGCATTGTCGGCATGAGCAAGAGCATCAACCGTCTCGGCCAGCGCGTCGCGCAGCGCCGCATCAACCGGCACGACGACACGCCGATCAACGACCAGCCGCACTCGACCCGCTTCATCGACCTGTTCGACTGGCAGGACGGCGACATCATCGACGATCAGGACAAGATCCGCATGCTGGCCGATCCGACCAGCGACTACGTGAAGGCCATGATCAGCGGCCTGAACCGCGCAAAAGACCAGGTCATCATCGACGCAGCGCTGGGCTCGGCCCGTACCGCACCGACCGCCATTGGCGGCGGCGTGACGACCGTTGCGCTGCCTGCTGGCCAGCGGATTCTCGTGGCCGCCACCGGTCTGACCAAGGCCAAGATTTTCCAGGCCAAGCGCTTCTTCCGCCGCGCGGAGGCCGATGAGGAAAACGGCGAAGAGCTGTACTTCGTCTACAACGCGTCGGCGCTGGCCGATGTGCTGGCCGACACGCAGCTCACCAGCGCCGACTTCCAGGCGGTGCAGATGATCCAGTCCGGCTCGCTGCGCGGCAAGTGGATGGGCTTCAACTGGATTCCGTCCGAGCGTCTGCCGATCTCGGGCACGACCCGCACCTGCTTTGCGTTTGCCAAGACCGGGCTGGCGCTGGGCATCGGTCAGGACATCGTGACGAAGGTCGGTGAAGACCCGACCAAGGGCTTCGCTGCGCGCGTCTACGCCAAGATGTCGATTGGCGCCGTGCGGGTCGAAGAGGAAAAGGTGGTCGCTGTCGAAGTCCTCGACAACTGATCCTGATCGACAAGGAGATTCGACATGGCAAACCAAAACGCTTCCCTCTCGGCGGCTCGCGCGTCGGCCACGCAATCGCTGGTGCCGGCCAATCAGTACGGCGGCGAGCTCAACGTGTTCTTCGCCACGTACACCAACCCGGCCGCGGCCGGCGTGGCGATCGGCGAGTACATCAGCTGGGGCTTCCTGCCGCTGGGCGCGCGCGTGCTGTTCGGCTACCTGACCTGCTCCGTGGGCACGGCGTCGTCGACGCTGAACCTCGGTGACCCGGCCAGCGCCGCACGGTATCTCGCGGCCTCGTCCGTGGCCGCGGCCGCGAACATCGCAATCAACCCGCCCGTGACCAACGCGCTGGGTGTGCTTGCGAACAACTTCGCGGTTACGGTGGCTACGCCGGGTGTGACGGGTGACACCAGCGAACTGCGCTCGACCTGCGCCGGCGCGAACCTGGCTTCTGGCCAGACCTTCGTGCTGTGCCTGTTCTACGTGACCAACCAGTAACCGGTGGCCGTTCGCACCGGCCTGCTGGCCGATGTTGTTGAAGCAAGCCGGCCGCCTCGCGCGGCCGGTTTTCTGTTAGCTGCGAGGGCAAGCGATGGCGTCAGACGTATCGGTGTGCAGCAACGCGCTGTTGATGCTGGGCGCCAAGCCGATCAGCAGCCTGGTGCCGGGCGGGGAGGGGAACGCGGACCGGGTGCAGCTGGCGGCGAACCTGTGGCCATCGGTTCGCGACGATTTGCTGAGGGCGCATCCGTGGAACTGCGCGGTGAAGCGCAGGGTGTTATCCCCTGACGCGACCGCGCCCGCGTTCGACTACTCGGCGCGCTTCCTGCTGCCCGAGGACTGGCTGCGCACGTTGCAGGTAGGCGAGGACGGCAACCCGATCGACTACCGCGCGGAAGGGCGCTACCTGCTGGCCGAGGGCAACACGCTGCCGCTGGTCTACGTGTTCCGCAACGAGGATGTGAGCAGCTGGGACACCGCGCTGATCGCGGTGGCCACGGCGCGCATGGCGGCGGCGATGGCCTACGCGGTCACGCAGTCGGCGTCGATGGCCGATGCCATGCTGCGGCAGGCCGAGATGGCCTTCAAGCGCGCCAAGGCGCAAGACGGGCAGGACGAGCCGCCCTACACGCTGGGCGACTACCGGCAGACGGCGAGCCGCTTCTGATGCCGCGCGTCACGCTGCTGCAAACCAACTTCACCGCGGGCGAGCTGTCGCCGCGGCTGTACGGGCGCGTCGATGTGGCGCGCTACCAGAACGCGGCGCGGGTGATCCGCAACGGCCGGGTGCTGCTGCAGGGCGGAATCATCCGCGACTGGGGCACGCGCTACCTGGGCCAGACGCACAACATGGCGGTCACCGGGCGGCTGGTGCCGTTCGTGTTCAACCGCACCCAGGCGTTCATGCTCGAATGGGGCAACCTGACGCTGCGCATCTGGCGAGCCAATGGCACGCTGGTGGAGTCATCGCCCGGTGTGCCATACGTGCTGACCACGCCGTACACCGCCGCGCAGGTGGCCGAGTTCGACTACACGCAGGGTGCTGACACGATGATCGTGTGGCATGAGGCGGTGGCGCCGTACCGGCTGGTCCGCTATGCCGACGACAACTGGCTGCTCGAGCCGGTGCCGTTCGTGGACATGCCCACCGACGAGATCGGCGAGCGCATCAGCGTGACCGGCACGTTGTCGGCAGCCACGGTCGGCGTGGGCCGCACGCTCACGGCAGCGGCGGCGCGTTTCAAGCCGGCCGATGTGGGCCGACCGGTGAGCGCGGGCTCAGGGCTGGCGCGCATCACCGCGTACACCAGCACCACGGTGGTCACGGTGGAGATCACGCGCGCCTTTGCCGGCACTTCGCTGGCGGCCAATGCGTGGACCATCGGCGAGTCGCCCAAGGCCACGGCCACGCCGAGCGCGGTCGGGCCGGTGGGCGGCACGGTCAACCTGACGGCGGGCTCAAGCACGCTGGGCGCGGTGAAGACCATCACCGGCGTGTCGTGGGCGGGCGGCACGGTCACGGTCACGTCGGCCGCGCACGGCTACGCGACGTCGGACGTGGTGATTGTCAGCGGCGTGGATGTGGCGCCATTCAATGGCACGTTCACGATTACCGTGGTGGACGCCAACACGTTCACCTACAGCGGCGGCAGCGCCGCGCTGCCGACCACGCTGGGCCAGGTGCAGAAGGTGCAGCCGGCACCGGGCTGCTGGAAGACCGAGCATGTGGGCGCCTACGTGCGCATCAATGGCGGGCTGCTGAAGATCGCTAGCCTGACCAGCGACACGATTGCCGTGTGCACCGTGCTGATTGCGCTGTCGGGCACCACGGCCGCGCCGGCCGATGCCT